ACATACTACCATAATCAGAGAGAGTCTGATCTGTGCAGTCTATCTTCATTGGAAGTTGATGGTGTTATAATTCCTATTGTACCTCCAGTACCTGAGATTAATAATTTAAAACATGCACCTTCACAAAAACTAGATCCAGGAGTATATCCTGAGCATATGGTATTTTTGAAATCAGTAGGGATATGTGGTCAATCAGATTTGGTAGAAGTAGTAAATGACAAGATAAACATTATAGACTACAAGACTAATAAAAAGATAGATACAGAATCTTATAAAAACTGGGATGGTATTAGTGATAAACTACAACATCCAGTATCTCATATTGATGATTGTAACTTTAATCACTATGCATTACAGTTAAGTATCTACATGTATATAATGCTTAAGCACAATCCTAAGTTAAAACCAGGAAAGATGTTTATACATCATGTAACATTTGAATTAGATGGAGAAGATGAATATGGTTATCCTATTACCAAGTATGATGACGGAGGTGATCCAGTTATCAAACAAGTAATACCAATGGAGATGCCATATTTAAAAGAAGAAGTAATAGCAATTTTAAAAAATTTATAAGATGGTACATGTTTGTAATGGTGTATTGGAGAATACAAGATTAAATGAGATAACAGGGTCAGATCACTTAGTGTTTGTACCTACTTGTATTGATCTAGATTATATAGTTAGTATAAGACAATCAGTAAACAATGATAGTGAACCAGAAGAGTATACAGTATTATACACAGATATGGGCACTACTTATTGCATAGATACTCCTTATGAAGAATTTTTAGATATATTTATAAAATCTAAAGTAGAAAAAAAACTATAAATTTATAATTATGAAATTTTATCAAGTAAGACATTATGACAAGAACTATCCAGGTAAAACAATTATATTAGGTTATTCAGGCCTAGTATTATTTAGATATAAAGGTAAGTTACTTGTAAAGATTAAACCTAATACAAAAAAATTTAGAGATCATTCACCAGAAGAAGAATATTTAAAAGGATATGTTGTAGTTGATAATGATCATTTATTTTTTAATCCATATCTTGCTACTGGATTGATAGATGGTTTTAAAAAACTATGCAATATAAAGTCTAAACCAAAAGCAATAAATCCTTTTTAACATGCACACTAAACTATTTGATATTGATAATGGAGTTGTTATACCAACTGAGCATTGTTATACATTAGGTACTCTTAAAAATATAATGGATAAGTATCCTGATAATTATCTTAAGATATATCAGTATTTATTTTATATGACTTGTCCTAGTCCAGACTCTAATCCATTTTTTCATACTCCTGAGATAGATAAAGAAGAAATTGTACTACAAGAGATAGAAGCAGATTTCTCAACAGAGGATGAAATAATCAGAAGAGCCCGTGCATTTTGTGATGATATGTACAGCACTGCAACATCTAGAGCATATAAAGGTATGGCAACTATGTTAGATAGATTAGCTAGATACATGGAAACTACACCAATTACTGCAGGTAGAGATGGAAATATAAATTCATTAGTTGCAGCAGCTAAAAACTTTGACCAGATAAGAGTATCTTTCAAAGGTGTATATAAAGACTTGCAAGATGAACAGTCTAGTAAAGTAAGAGGAGGCATTGGTTTATCTTATGATAGTTAATTATGGAAAACATATATACAAATATACCAACTTGGGATAATGGTACCTGGACTACTACTACATTTGATAGTAGAAAAGATTTTGGTGATTATATAAAGTCAATATTTAAAGAACCAGGTGAGTATGAATTTGATGATAATACTAATACCATATTTAATTCTGAGTCTACAAAATTCAATAGAGATAAAGTATATTGTGTAGCTCCATTTAAATCTAAGGATTTTATTAAATACTGGGATGACCAGAAAGCTAAATGCAGATTAGGTGTAATAGTAAGATCAAAAGATAAGTCTTGGTATCTTACTAGAGATTACTACATGTGGTTAAACTTCTTACCTATCTTTGATAAGGAGGAGCAAAAGTTTGGATTTGCTAAGATAAGAGATGCACAATATCATATGGCGTTATATGAAATACTTGCAGAGATAAACTACATGCACGTAGCTATTCTTAAAAAACGTCAGATAGCATCATCATACTTTCACGCAGGTAAACTTATTAACCAATTATGGTTTGAAGCAGGGGTTACTCTAAAGATGGGTGCCTCCCTGAAAGATTATATTAATGAGAAAGGTACGTGGAAATTCTTATCTGAATATGCAGCATTCTTGAATGAGCACACGGCATGGTATAGACCTATGTCTCCAGACAAGGTAATGATGTGGCAACAAAAGATTGAGATAAGAAAAGGTGATAGAAAAGCTGAAGTAGGACTTAAAGGTACTATGCAAGGTATGTCATTTGAGAAAGATCCAACAAATGGTGTAGGGGGTCCGGTAAAGTTCTTCTTTCATGAGGAAGCAGGAATTGCTCCCAAGATGGATACAACATTTGGATATATTAAACCAGCACTTAAGTCTGGTATGATAACTACTGGATTATTTATAGCAGCAGGATCTGTTGGGGATTTGGATCAATGCGGTCCTTTAAAAAAAATGATACTTGATCCTACTAGTAATGATATCTATCCTGTAGACACTAATCTTATAGATAAGGATGGTACAATAGGTCAGTCAGGTTTATTTATACCTGAGCAATGGTCAATGCCTCCATATATAGATGATTATGGTAATTCACTTGTTAAAGAAGCATTAGTTGCATTAGATGAATACTTTGAAGAGATTAAAAGAAACAAGGAAGCTAAAGATTATCAACTTGAAGTATCTCAGCATCCAAGAAATATAGAAGAAGCATTTGCATTTAGAAAAGCAGCTAAGTTTCCTCCTCATTTAGTTAATGCACAGATAAGAAGAATAGAAGAAAAAGAATACTCTTCTGAGCATTTAGAGATATCAAGAGATGAAGTAGGTAAAGTAGTAGTTAAGTCAAGTAATAAATTACCTATATCTGAGTTTCCTATATCTAAAAAGACTGAAGATAAAACAGGAATACTAGTAGTATGGGAAAGACCAGTACCAGATCCTACATATGGAATGTACTATGCAAGTATTGACCCGGTGGCCGAGGGTAAGACAACTACCTCAGACTCACTATGTTCCATATATGTAATGAAAGCACCGGTTGAAGTGACTAAACTTACCAATGGTGAGGCTGAGACATATATAGAAAGAGACAAGATTGTAGCAGCATGGTGCGGAAGATTTGATGATATCAATAAAACACATGAGAGACTAGAACTTATTATTGAATGGTATAACGCCTGGACTATAGTAGAGAATAACATATCTCAGTTTATCAATCATATGATAGCAAGAAAGAAACAAAGATATCTAGTACCAAGAAACCAAATAGTATTCTTAAAAGATGTAGGAGCTAATGCTAATGTATTCCAAGAATACGGATGGAGAAACACCGGTGTATTATTTAAGAACCATATGATCAGTTATACTCAAGATTTCTTATCTGAGGAAATAGATCATATTCAGAAAGATGATGGTACTACTGTTAAGATACATTATGGGGTAGAAAGGATTCCAGATATTATGTTACTCAAAGAGATGCAAGCATACCAGGACGGGCTCAACGTGGATAGACTAGTAGCTTTTGCTGCATTAGTTTCTTTCTTAAAAATACAGCAAGCTAATATAGGTTATGCTAAAAGAGTTGTCATGGATGAATCAAGTAAAAAGTTGGAGAATTCAAAAAATTTATATACCTTAAAGAGTAGTCCTTTTAGACATATGGGTAGAAGTGGATTGGGTGAAAATAAAAAATTAAATAGATCACCATTTAAAAATTTAAAATAAAAAGATATGCAAGTATATAATGCCCTTCAGCTCAAAAAAGGAGCTAAAACAGAACACAATAGATTAGGTAGTATAACTCAACCATTACAATTTATTCCTAAAAAGGAAAAGGATGATAAGTGGGCTGCATGGAATCTTGACTGGTTAGAGTGGAATGGTCTTAAACAGATTAAGAGAAATGCCCGTAGGTTAATGAAGAACTATAAACTTGCTAAAGGTGTTATTGATAAAACTGATTATATAATTGAAGAAGATAATGACTATAGAGATATAATTGAAACACTTACAAAAGAAGATGCATCTGCACTTGAGTTAAAGTTTTATCCTATTATCCCAAATGTTATTAATGTTCTTGTAGCTGAATTTGCTAAAAGAGCAAGTAAGTTATCTTACCGTGCAGTTGATGAAGGGTCTTATAATGAGATGATGGAGCAAAAAAGACAAATGGTAGAAGATGTACTTATGTCTGATGCACAAATGAAAATTATTGCTGCAATGGTTGAACAAGGATTAGATCCTGAATCAGAAGAGGCACAACAACAATTAGCACCAGAGAAACTTAAATCATTACCAGAGATTGAGCAATTCTTTAAAAAAGATTATAGATCAATGGTGGAACAGTGGGCTACTCATCAACATGAAGTAGATACTGAAAGATTTAGAATGGATGAGTTAGAAGAAAGAGGTTTCAGAGATATGCTTATTACAGATAGAGAGTTCTGGCACATGCGTATGATGGAAGATGACTATGAAGTAGAGTTATGGAATCCTGTACTTACATTCTATCACAAATCTCCTGATGCAAGATACATATCACAATCTAACTGGGTTGGTAAAACTGACATGTTAACTGTAGCAGATGTTATTGATAAATACGGATATATGATGAATGAGGATCAGATGGCATCATTAGAAGCTATCTATCCAATTAGATCTGCGGGATATAATATTGGTGGTACACAGAATGACGGATCATTTTATGATGCAACTAAATCACATGAGTGGAATACCAATATGCCTTCATTAGGTTTTAGACAATATTCTACTGCAGCAGCAAATAGTATTTTCAACGGTGGAGATATAGTTAACTATATTCTTAGAGAAGGTGAAGATTATTATGATCAAGGTACTGCATATTTATTACGTTGTACTACAGGATACTGGAAATCTCAAAGAAAAGTAGGTCACTTAACTAAAGTTACTGACTCAGGTGAAGTAATAACAGAGATTATTACAGAAGACTATAAAGTAATTGATAATCCTATATATGATACAAGACTCTTTAAAAATAAAACTAAAGATAATCTAGTATATGGAGAGCACATAGATTGGATCTGGATTAATGAAGTATGGGGTGGTGTAAAAGTTGGACCAAATATTCCATCATTCTGGGGTATGAATAATCCTGGTGGATTTACTCCTCTATACATAGGTATTGATAAACAAAACATAGGACCATTAAGATTTCAATTTAAAGGTGATAACTCTATCTACGGATGTAAACTACCAGTAGAGGGTGCAGTATTCTCAGATAGAAATACTAAGTCAACTGCATTGATTGATTTAATGAAACCTTTCCAGATAGGATACAACATTGTAAACAACCAAATAGCAGATATCTTAGTAGATGAATTAGGTACAGTAATCTTACTTGATCAAAATGCTTTACCAAGACACTCAATGGGAGAAGATTGGGGTAAGAACAATTTAGCTAAAGCATATGTAGCAATGAAGAATTTTCAGATGCTCCCTTTAGATACCAGTATTACTAATACAGAGAATGCTTTAAACTTCCAACATTTTCAAAAATTAGACCTAGAACAAACTAGCAGGTTAATGTCAAGAATTAACTTAGCTACATATATGAAACAACAAGCATATGAAGTTATAGGTATTAACCCACAAAGAATGGGTCAACAGATTTCTCAACAAACTGCAACAGGTGTAGAGCAAGCAGTAGGTGCTTCTTATGCACAGACTGAAATGTATTTCATACAACACTCAGATTACTTAATGCCAAGAGTACATCAGATGAGAACAGACTTAGCACAATTCTATCACTCTACTAAACCATCTTCAAGATTAACTTATGTTACTGCAGCAGATGAGAAAGTAAACTTCCAGATTAATGGTACAGATTTACTTATGAGAGACTTGAATATATTTGCGACTACTAAAGCTAATTACAGAGCAGTATTAGAACAGTTAAAAGGAATGGCATTAAATAATAATACAACTGGTGCATCTATATATGACTTAGGTAAATTAGTTCAATCAGAAAGCATTGCTGAATTAA